CATCTAGTTTTTCAAACCGCCTAGCATTTCCGCAATCCCATTTAGTTCCCCAGTTTCTCATGTTCCATAGAAACCAGTTATAGGGGTTATCATCATCAGCCCCGTTTATGGCTTTACTGGGGGCATAGTATTCGCCCAGATAATCGGATGGTGGTTTTACGATGTTCCAGAGAGAGAAAACAACCTCTTCCGCATCCTCGTGGTTTTTAGCTTGCTTGTCTTTGAAGCCCAGCTGATTTATCGCTTGCATAAGAGTTTCTCTATCTGCAACGATGCACAGCTTTGTTCTTGCCCAGTCAGCCATCATAACCGCTTCGTAGTGGGAGTAGATAATGGCTTGCTTCGCTGAGCTTTCCGCCAACTAGGGTTTCCTCGAAGAAGTCCTTCATCATGTCCAGCCAGATTGCCATTCCGATTGGTTCTGGTTCTTTTGCATCCTGATAGGCGTTGCCTCTTCCGATGCTGATTTCCTCGGTAGAGAAATCTAGGAGTGCATACATGCTGTATGTATAGTGTTCGTGTGGGAGTGCTGAATCCATTTCCAGATGTGGCAGGGCTTCTTGCATCTTCTCGATGGTGTCATAGTAGGCATCCACCGGCTCTTCCCAACCGCCTTGGTGGATTGCCCAGTAGATAGCTAGGGTTTCTTTTATGCCATCTTCGGTGCCATAGAAAACGGTTCTATGTAGCTCGTCATCGTCATCTTGGGCTTGTATCTGTATTACTATTTGCATTCTTCCTCCATCAGTTTGTCTATCCAGTCCGTTGCGTCTTGGGGATTGTTTGAGTATTCATCTAGGGCTTCCCCCAGTAGCCCAATCTCGATGTATCCCATGTTCGGGAATTTGTCTAGGCAGATACGAGAGCCGTAATTCTCTTCGCTATACCCGATAATGTCCTGATAGAGAGCGAACGGCGTTGGGTATGTGCAGTTGAGACTCCAGTTAATTAGGGATACTAATTTTGTTACTTTTTCTGGATGCTGATTGTCGAGCATTTTCCAGTATTTATCCGATGGCATTGCATCTCCTTCCTTTAGATACAGCCTAGCATAGATTTCACTATGTTGCATAGGGGGTAGCTAAAGATTTTTTAGCCACCCCCATTTGCCTATACTCTCTGTAGCAGAGCGAAGGCTTTTTCCTTTATTTCATCGCTCTTGCCATTTACCGCTTGCATCGCTCGGTAGATACTGCTTTGGTTTGTATCCTTGCCCGATACTGTTCGGTAGTGGTCGAGGTATTCGGTTACTGCTTGGTATCCGCTCCATGCTGTTCCTCTGATGCCAGACATGGTTTCTGAGGTCTCGAACAGCCCTACTAGCGTTGCCCGCTCAGCTCCTACTCGATTTATGATTAGGTCGCTTGCGTCTTCGCTGAGTGGCAGTATCGCATCTACGACCTTGCCAAACTCTTCGATGGTTAGCTCTTGCTGAATCATCCATTCTGCCTTTCGCTCGAAATCCTCTAGGTATTCGTAGGTCATGCCTAGTGCATCCCTCGCTTGGGCGATTATGGATTTTGTGCCGTTCTTTGTGTGCTTTACCGAGAAGCGGCTCTTTGCGGATTTCAGGGCGGCGGCTTGGGTATTAGCACACACCACTCTGATTGGGCTTATGAGAAACTGAAACGCCATCGAGCCATCATGACTGTTGAGTGCGATTATGTAGGGCTGGATTTCATCAAACCCGCCGATTTTCATGCTATTAGGCAGTTTCATCGTCATGAAGGTTTGAGTTCCGCCCTTTATGCTTCCAGCAGTCTCGAAGTGTGCCCCGCTCTCATCCACAAGGGCGTTTAGCAGGTCGGCATGGTCCTCATTTTGGATTGGGGTGTATTTGCTTCCGACAACTCCGAGAACCTCTGGTTGCTTTGTCCAAGGATTTGTGCGGATAGTAGCAAACCTATCTTTGATAGCTAGGGGTTGCGTAGATAGGATGTCCGAAGTGTATAGCGGTTGCTTTCTAACATCCCAGTCGGCTAGGTGAGCAAACTTCATCGCTTCCTCAGCCGTAAAGCTATCGGGTAGAACCGTGCCTAGCCTGTGCCAAGCATCTTCTCTAGCCGATACAAAAGCAGTCTGTTCTCCAAACTGCTCTAGTTCGTGTGCCATTATTTTCCTTCCATCCCAACGACCTGTTGGGAACTCTTTAGCAGGGGTGCCCGCTCGATTTCATCGACCATCCTGTCTAGCTCGTAACAAGCTGAGTGCAAGCATTTTGCGTTTTCTAAATGGTCAGAACAGATTTGGGCGTTTATGATTTTGATTATTCGACTGCGCTCTTCTAGGGTAGCTCTTGCTAGGGCAATAGTCTGTTCGGCGGGGTCAATCATCCTCATCAGTATTTAGCTCCCTCCACAACTCGCTTGCCAGCTCATCACGGGTATAGGTTGCGTATTCGCTTTCAGACATGAGTTGGATGGTTTCGATAACCTGCCTTAGCATCTGCTTCATGCCAGCTTCTCTACCGATGGTGTCTCCCATTTTCAGACCAGAGACATAGCCTCGTTGCCATTCGCTATACATCATCTTGCGCCTCCCTTGGCACCCAGTAAAACTCTTTGTATTGCGATTGTGGCGGGATTTCCGAGGCGTGCATCAGCTTCATGTTTCGCCCAATGCTCCAGTCCATCAGTTCTATGTCTGATAGCTGTTCTAGGTATTTGTGCTTTCGCCATGAGACCTGAGTAGGGGTTAGCCTTCTGGCTTGCTCTTCGCTAAACTCTCGCCAACTCATAGTGGCTTACCGCTTAGGATTTTGTCTTTTAGCTCCTCATAAACGATGTGCATCCGATTACCGATAGTGGTTATCTGATACTGCCGTTTTGGGTCTTGGGTGGCATCCATAAGGGTTTGCAGATTTCGCAAAGCCCTGTCGTATTCTTTATCTAGAGCGTCTAGTCTCTGGGATGTGTTCATCTTGCTCCTTCCTCATCCTGAGAAAAGGATAGCCTAGATTACATTAGATTGCAAGCGGGTTAGCTAAAAAAATAAAACTTTTTATTTATTACATTCCGCTGAGCAGGAAGGCATTGAAACCAGTTGCGGCTGGGGCTGACCATGTTGGGGCTGATGTGCCATTAGAGGTTAGAACCTGCCCCGCTGAGCCAGCACTAACGAACAGCGTTGTGCTTGCCGCCGATTGATAGGGGATTTGCCCCGCCCCGCCACCAGCGATGTTGGTTGAAGCGACTGCTGTTCCGCCAGTAGCAAGCTTGCCATCTAACTGAGTTTGAATAGCAGAGGTAACGCCATCTAAATAACCGATTTCGGTAGAGGAGACTCCAGAAACTACATCCTGTTTGCCAGATAGGGCTGTAGTTACATCGGAGGTATTAGCCTTTGCGTTTATCTGGGTCTGAATAGCGGATGTTACCCCATCGAGGTATCCGATTTCAGTAGAGGATACATCTCCGATAGAAGTAGTGCTTGGAAGAACTACTGTTCCAGTAAAGGTTGGGGATGCTAGAGGAGCAACTACTGTAGTGTCGGCTGAGAACTGGTTTCCAGCTAGGGTAATGCCAGTTCCAGCGGTGTAAGTTCCAGCTCCAGAGAACTGAGACCATGAAATCGGGTCTGTTCCTAGTGTTGTAACGGCATTTGTCTGAACCCAGCCAGTTGAATCATAAAGAGTTCCAGCCGATACGAAAACGAAATCACCTGGGTCTATTTCGCCCGCTGAATCATAATCGGTTGCTCTGGTCCATGCCCCAGAAGCGACTACATAAATACCGTTCTGAGCGGCAGAGCTTTGGTTCTTTACTAGAACCCTATTTCCAGCTTGTAGCTCAACGCCATCAATAGTTAGTAATCCGCCCGTAGCTAGGTCGATGTTGGCAGTAGAAGCCGCCGCTACCGAGGCGTGAACATGAAGCCCCTCAGCGACAGCATCGACATACTGCTTTGTTGCGGCTTGAAGAGCTTGCGATGGGTCAGCGTTTAGAGTAAGAGAGCCTGTTAGCGTTCCGCCCGATAGGGAGAGCTTTCCGTCAATCTGAGTTTGGATAGCTGAGGTAACTCCATCAAGATAGCCAATCTCGGTATCCGAGACCCCAGAAACAACATTTTGTTTTCCAGCTAGGTCAGTAACTAGGTTAGTAACCTGAGATTGAGCGATTGCAATACTGCCCTGATTAATGCCGATAACACCATCAGCATAGGTAATCGGAGAAGAGGCACTAATCTGAGTAAAGCCATAGTTTAGGCTGTTCCATGCGGTAGAGCCGTTACCAATCTTGAACTTAGAGGTATCGGTCTCGTAACCTAGCTCTCCTTCGGCTAGAACTGGGTTTGCCGATGTCCATTGGGAGGCTGTGCCTCTTCTAAACTGAATTCTTACTGCCATTATACGCCTCCTGCATTCACGCCAGACCCGCTAGGGATAACAGAGCTTGCTATTCCGCCGTCTAATCCTAAGCCTAGCCAACCATAATCTTCGTTTGCTACTCCACCATCCACATTACCCCTGCCGCCGATACCAACGCTTTCCCAGCCGTTGCCAGTATAAAAGAACACTTCTCCGATGTCGCTTCGGAACATGATAGTTCCAGCGATACCGCTGGTTGGGTTACCAGTTAGGCTCGGTAGGGTTATTGGGGATAGGAATTGGGTCATTAGCCGATTACTACTACTCGGTAGCTGTTAGCCGCTACTGTATCAGAAGCCGCCCAGCTAATCGTTGTTACTGTAGAGCTGGTTACTACGATGGAGGTCTCTACCATCGCACCAGAGTTGATGTCTCTAATCTGAACTAGAACATCGCTCGTTCCAAGATTGTGAGTTACTGTCCATGTAACTAATCCGCTGGATGGAACTAGCTCAGGATTGCTTGCTGAGTATTTAGTAGTAGCACCGAGATTAGCTCTAGCGTTAGCGGCTGTAGTAGCTCCAGTTCCACCATTAGCAATAGCAACTGTTCCATTTACATTGGCGGCATTTCCAGTAATGTCTCCATTTACATCGCTACCGGGAATTGTGGAGGTAGTCGTAAATGGGCTAGTGCCATTACCCTTGATGTAGCCAGTAAGAGTTGTTGCTCCAGTTCCACCCTTAGCAACATCAATAGTTGTGGCGTTCCATGTTCCAGTAGCAATAGTTCCCAGAGTGGTAATCGAAGTCTGTCCGACATAGGTTTCAGCGATGTCGATAGCATCAGCGGTAACAGTAATGCGGTTGTTAGTTCCGACAGCATCTATTGTGTTTCCGTTTTTGGTAAGACCATTACCAGCGGTAATCTGCCCTGCCCCAGAGAACTGGGTAAATACCAGCGGGGTTGTGCCTAGAACAATCGGGTTATCGGTAGTTAGTACCCAGCCAGAGTTATCGTTAGTCGTTCCTTCTTCGATGAAAGTAAATAGACCAGAGGTAACCTTTGCGCTTGTATCGGCATCAGTAGAACGAGACCAAGCGGAGGCTGATACCACCCAGATACCGTTTTCAGAAGCGGTGCTCTGGTTCTTTACTAGAACTCGGTCTCCAGCGATAACGGCGATACCATCAATCGTCTGCGTTCCGCTAAGTGTAATGTTTTCGGTTGTGGCTACTCTACAGGAAGCCTTTACATCTAGCCCCGAACGAGCGGCATCGACATAAGCCTTAGTAGCGGCGTCTGTTGCCTCAGTTGGCTCAGCCAGCCCAGTAATTCTTTGGCTGTTAAGAGAAACCGATGCGGTTGGAGCGGCTAGTTGGTCAAGCCTGTTTAGCTGGACTGCCGTATTGAAGTCTGAAATTGTAGAAGCAAGCTGAGTTCCCGTGTGATTTGCTCTAGCAAGCGGGTCTACAGCCAGCTTTGAAATAGCGATAGCGGCATCAGCGGCGATGTCACCATTTGCAATAGAGCCAGACTGGGTATAACGCTTCCATGCCGTTCCGTTGTATTGGAACAGGGCTTTGTCTGTAGTGTTGTAATAAATCTGCCCCTCGACTGGCGATGAGGGGGCAGTCGATAGAGATTGGATTTTAGCGTTTAGAAGCTCATTTTTATTGAGGTCTAGGCTAGTAAGAAATTGTCTTGACATTTATCGTCCTTACGAGAGATAGGCTACGCCAGAGATTGCACTTGAGAAAGAAAGGCTAAGAGCAGTAACCGAGGTGTAGGTTACATTAGCCTCTACCAGATTGCCACCGCTATCTACAACGGTAACATTTGGCATGAAGTTTAGGTTGTGTTCGATTGTCCATGTGGTCGAAGCCGAAGCCTGATTATGGGTATAGGCAACTAGGCTGGGTATTTCGCTTGGGCTTACTCCACCTGAGCTAGTTGTTGTGGTTACAGTAGTCTGCGCTGGCTGGATGGCTTGCACAATGTTGTTGGTAGCGATTATTTGGACTGGCACTATTTCACAATCTCCCTTGCTACATAGGCATAACCCTCGATAAGCCGAATAACAGTCGCTCCAGAACTCAGCTCGATACCCCAACGGTAAGCATCCCTGTTAAGAGCCGCAGTCTCGGTTGCCGTTAGGGTTACTCCGATAATGGCTGTAGCGATAGTAATGCTTGGGGTCTTTTGAATAACTAAAGCATCTTCGGGCGTATTGCGAATCTGGAAAGTTGCGGTGTATCCAGTTAGGTCAATAGGGTCGCCCGCATCGTCTAGATACTCGAACTCTTGTGTAAAGGTAGCTCCAGCATCAATGGATAGGTTATATTGGGTCGCCATGCTAATAGGGTAGTTTTAGCAATCAGAGCAACGCCATAGACACTCCCAAAGGGGTCTTAGTTATCGTCTCTGATTAGCATTTTGATTTCGTGGATGAGCAATCGGGTTTCTGGGCTTATCTGCTTACTTTCCAGCTCACGGATGCCTTTAAGAATACGATTGCGTTCGCTTTTAACTGCTGACTCTCTAGCTATCCCGACTGTGCGGTGCGTTATTTCCATCAGTTGCGATGATTGGCTCATGGCTATCCTTCTATCGGTTAGCTTTAGTTTATGCCCTCAGATAGCAACCTGCAAGCGTTTAGCTTGCGATTCGCTCTTCCGCCTTTATGACCTGAGCAAGGTCTCGGATGTGCTCTAGTTTGAAGCCCGACCATGAGTGCTTGCCAGCTACTACTACTGGGGCTTGGGTATAACCCAGCGGGTCAATCTCAGCCTTAGCTTCTGGGTTCTGGCTCAGGTCAATCGTTGTGTATTGGATGCCGAATCTGCTCATTTGCTTTTTGGTCATTTCGCATTGTACGCAGGTTGGGGTCGTGTAAATCTTGACTTCCATTCGGAATCCTTTTCTCTTAGTATAAGCTGTGGGGAGCAATAAGTTCTTTTACTTGCTCGTCCGATAATCGGATGCCCCAACCTAGCATAAGAGTTACTACTCGATTTAGTTCTTTCATCCTTGCGGTCTCCTCAGTTTGCTTTATTAGAGCCTGTAACTGGGGTTCGAGAATAAAATTATTTTGTTTTTCGCTGTGCGTTTCCATTTACCTAGTCCATTCTTGATTGTGAGTATGCTTCGATGCCGTTTGCCCGAAGAACTTTTACAGCCGCCTCTACGGCCGCTTCTTTTCTTTGCATAGATTGAGTATTCTCTTTTACGAGATAGCTTGACCAGATGTCGTAGCCAGTATCATAGCTTTTGTGACCCATGTTGTTTTGTTTTAGCCATTTCACAAACGGGTCTCTTGCGGATGGTAGCCAAACCCATGCGTATCCGCAAACTCCATCTTCTACGATGTCGTAGGGTTTGCTCCAATCGAACTTTTCGCCCAGTCCTGAGTTCTGAAATGCCACAGGCGTTGGCTTCGCCTCTATAAACGCACGCTCGGCTTCCTGCCTTGCCTCTAACCAGATTTGCTCGTAGCTCATTTGCTCTTGCCTCCCCACGATAGTTCTCGCTTATCCGAAATGCCCTCGACATCCCTGCCGTTTATCCGCTCATCCATACCAGCTAAGTTTTTCTCGAAATCTAGTTTTTGCCTAGCTATACGGTTTTGCTCATCATCGCTGGGAGAAACGCCATGCTCTTCCCACAGATGTTTTGCCATGTCTCCAACTGCCATCCAGCAGTTATCGCAGATGCTATTTGCCATCCCTTGCTCCTTCCCTGAGCTTTGAGTAAAGCATAGCCAGCGTTACACTATGTTGCAAGCTCTTCCGATAACATTTTTGTCACCTCTTTGGGGGACTATCCGAGAATGATGCCCAGTTCTCTTGCGGGCGAGGTGTGACCTGATGGATACCATGCGTAATCGTAAGTCTTTGGGTTTTCTTTGAACCAGCCAAACTCTTTGTAGTAATCCCAGTTCTTTACTGAGAGTGCCTGTCGATGAGTTGCAACGATGTGCTGGAGCTTAGTTACATCGGTTAGCCAGACTGGATAGACCAGATACTCGGTTGCTAAGTATTGTTTGAGGGCTTGGGCATAGGTATCTCTTGCTTTGACTGCTATCGAGCTTTGGTTACCTCTCCGTTGCCACTCAGCGACCATCGCATTTATGTATTTGAGCAAGGCTAGGTCACAGCCAGTCCACATCAGAGTTGCGGGATGGTTCATCCAGCCCTTGTTAATACGAGGCGTTCCGTCAGGATTGAGACGGAGATTGGTCATTAGGATTTGCCATGCTTCTAACGCTTGTTTGTTTAGCCGCTTATCATCCAGCGTTCTGGCAGTATCTATGAAGATTTCCTCTGGTAGCTTTTCCCAAGAGGCATGAGTAATAAAGGTTTGCATTAGCGATTTGCCTCCGCTTCAATTTCCGAATGATAACTCTCTCGTTCTAACGGCGTTGCTTTTCGACCCCCATACTGGCGGACTGTCGAAAGATAGGGTTCGATGGGCGGGCAAAAGCTATCTACCCATTTGGCATGGTCGATGGCGGCTTCTAGCGAAGGGGCTGGAATAAAGGCGTATTCCCCTTCCTGCTTATCGCTACGGGTATCCTTAGAAACGATTTCTACTCGCCATAGTTTCATTTGGCAACCAGCTTCTCGTTCTGCTTGCGGATTTGTATTAGCCGTCTGTCTAGGGCGAAGCCGAGAGCTGTAAGCCAGCCTTGTTTATTTGCCCGCTCCATAATCCGAACCATGCGGTCTGAATAGGTCTTGGCAGATTTCATGGTCGTAGCTTTACGCCATTTGTCGTGAGCCTCCAGAAACTTCTTGATTTCGTTTTTCTGGACTTCTTTGGTGATTAGTTGTTTGATAGCCATGATTGCTCCTTCCTGCATTAGCTTATCAAGCGTTTGTGTGTCTAGCAACTCCGTTTAGTTCGTCAAGGCTGATGTCTATTGCTCCATACATGGTGTAAAGAACTAGCCATTTCTCATCCCCGAACATGGAGTCTCGGAGAACATGCTTGTCTCTTAGTAGCTCCATTATTCTTATCCGCTCAGCCTGTACGCCGAGCCTGTAGTTCATGTCCAGAAGGGTGTTAGTGTGGTGTCCATCCATTGTTGCTCCTTTAGTATCGGTTACCCAGCGAAAATCTTTTCTTCTAGGTCTCTAAACGCCCTGTAGGCCTCCAGCTTGTTTTGCTGATTGGCATCGTCGGGGGTCTCGAAGGTTTTATTCATGGTCTCGCCCTGTATGTTCGAGCTGAGGCGGTATTCAGTCCATAACGGCTTTCCGCTTTCATCCAACAGCCAGCGATACTCTAGCGTTACATGGCTTTCGTCACCGATAAAGATGTGTTCGATTGTTGTCCATGAGGTCTCTTGTCTCATGTAGCTCCTTCCATCGAGTTGCGTAAAAACTATCATGCGTTACGAAATGTTGCAAGCTGATTTAGAAAAAAGTTTTTTGCGATTTGAGGGCATGAGTTTGGCGGGATGATAGATAACCCATCGAGACTATAAAAGCCCGCCTTGGGGCATCCTTGGGCTGATTTGATTATGATTTATGGGGCTTCATGACCCAACCGCTCCTTCGAGCGGCGGGTGGTTGGCTAGGAGAGCTTATCGAAAGCATCCAGAAAATCGCTCTTGTTATCGGGCATACAGCACCCGCAACCACTAGCATCTTTTCCGATGTCGAAGTCTCCGTCTCTAACCTGCCAGAGGAGGAACTTAATCTGGTTGATAGTCGCCTTTATCTCTTTACGGACGCTTTCTACTTTTTCTTGGTTCATCCATGTTTCTAAGCTATCTATCTTATTTACGAGGTGCCATAGAAATCTCTGCTTATCCATTTCTCACCTCCCATCCATCTCCTTTACAGCATAGCAGATGTTACGGAAAGTTGCAAGCAGGATTATTTCCCCTCTTTGGGGGACACTAATCGAGAAGTTCTAGTTCTGGATTTCTTCCAACGATGTAAGGCTCATCATCTATTTCGATAACAACAATCGAGTGTTCGTTCTCATCGAGCGAAGCATAGAAGTCGGTCAGTCTGCCCTTTATCTGGTCATAAGGAATTGTCAAAGCTATCTTTCTACCCAGATGCTTTTCGGTCAAACTTTTTACATCTATTTTTTTACCCATTAGACTATTGATAAATCCCCGAAATCGCTTCCTTCGCTCAGCATCACTAAAGCACCGTTCTTCGAGAGGTCGCCATGAGTATCAACCCAGTATTGGCTTCGGCTTTCAAAGGTTGGAACGCAAATCTCTGTTCTGTCTCTTCTCGCCTGAATGCGGAACTCGTGTTCGTGTCCATGTAGTAGGAACTGACTAGCTCCAGCGGAATGCAGATTGAGTGCTTGCCTAGCCCACCAATCAAAGCTCTTACCTCTCGTTATTTGGTGTCCGTGTATGTGAGTAAAAACGGAATCGCCTATTTGACGAGTAACCATTGACTCATCCTTGTTCGGAACATAAATAGAAACATGCCCATAAGAGCTTTCGTTTAGCTTTAGGGCATCAGCGACAGCGATAGCCGCCTCTGTAGCATGTCCATCATCGCCCCTCGTTAGAACTGGTTGTCTTTGAGCTTGGTCATGGTTGCCATTTACGACATCGACCTCTAGGCGTTCGGTGTATGGTGCGAAGGCATCTATGGCGTGAAGCATTAGTCTGCGGAATAAGCGATACTGCTCGGTTATGGTCAGCTCGGTGCGGAATAGCAGTTTTCCGCCTTGTGAAACATTACCCTCCATGCAATCCCCTAGCCATGCGTGGTGGACCATGTTTATCTTTCGGGTTTTGCGAAGCCTCTTTAGCTCCTCCACGCCCTTCTCGATAGACTCCAAAACTCTGGTTACGATGCCTTCTGTGCCATCGCCATCTATCTTGCCTAGCTGGAGGTCTCCGACTAGCCAATGAAAAGGCATACCCTCGCCAGTAGGTTCTGGCTTACGGATTTTGCGCTTGTTGATTATCTCGATTAGCTCATCTATGTTGGTGGTGGTTGCTGGAGCTAGAGAAAAACGATACGAATAAAGCCAGTCTCCATCTTCCCGCTGTTGCCAACGGCTAGTTCTGAGCGTTCCAACAATCCGAACCTCTTTAGGGTCATAACCGAAGCTCTTTAGAAGCTCCTCGTATACAGGAGGCGATGTTACTGCCCCTGTCTGGATGTAGCCTGTTCCTGAGCGGGGGTCATACTCAGTTGTGGGCGTATAACTGAACGATGGCTTGGGTTCTACGACCTCTGGCACGCTCAGATGGTCTCTTAGGTTACCCATGAAGTTTGCGCTGTCTGATTGTGGCTATTGTTGTGCGAGAAACGGGGTAGCCCGCCTCGGTTAGCTTGTTTGCTAGATAGGCGTTGCTAAAAGTCTGGTCATTTAGGCATTGGACTAGGTATGCGTAATCCTCAGCATCCATCGTTGCCTTTGCCCAATCCATCCAGTTGGGTGTTCTGTAGTTTTCGGGTTTGGTCAAAATGTCTTTCAACATTTCAGCATCCTTTCTGCTAGTTGCGGTTCTAGCATAGAGGTTTCAGAGAGTTGTCAAGCACCTTTCGCTCTGAGTGTCGCAATAACATCGTTTAGGTTGCTTGGTCTCCATACATAAACTTCTTGCCCACATGCTTTTAGCAGATAAAGCCATTTCTCTTGCATCGGTGATAGCTTTCCAGTTTCTCTTTTGAGTTCTGCGAAGATAATGCGTGGAGCTTTCACAAGAACTAAATCAGGAAAGCCAGCCGTTATCTTTTGTATTCTGCCGTTTATGGGTTTGTTATCTGGAGCATGATAATAAAGCCAACCTAAATCGGTAGCGATTTTCATGACATGGGTTTGCCACTCTCGCTCCTTGATTAGGCGAAGGGCTTTATCCTGCTCAGTAAGTTTATTCTTCGTCATAGCGGGATAGAACGCTCTCTACCCAGCTCTTAGCAGGGTCGCCGCCCCAAGCCGCCCAAGCAACTCTGCCAGCCGAAGGATAGCCCTCGTCGCCCTGCTTGAAGCCCTTGCCGCCCTTTGAAGACCGCTCATGTCTGGCTAGGAAGCTCCTCATCCGTCTCATGGTCTCTAGCGATACAGGCTGTCCGTTACCTAGCTGGGATGCTCGTCTACGACCAACATCGGTAAAGTTGCTACCTGCTTCGCCCTCCTCCATCCATCGCAAAGCCCTCTGTGCCTCTTCCTGCACGCCCTTTGGCGGAGTAAAGCTTTCCTGCTTCTTTAGCGGCTGGATGTTGCGAACTGTTGAGCTTCGGTGTCCAACGAGAGTATCGGTAGCCGCCCAACCATCTTCGCCCTCTTGATAAATGCGGATTAGAAGAGCTGGGTCTTCCTCAGTTCCAGTAATGGTAAATGAGCTATCTGGAACATTTATCTCGCCGTCTCTAACGATGCGGGTTACTCTGCCCTGTGCAACGCCTGTTCCAGAGTTCCAGCGAACATAATCGCCTACCGCTACATCCTTAGCCTTTTCGGTTTCTTTCAAACGCTCTATCTGAGCAAGGCGAGCCTCAGCCTCTTCCTCAGTCTCATAGACACCAAAGCTTCTGGTCATCTCGTCATCGAATACGACATACTTGCCATGTACCTCATGAATCATCTTTTTGGTAAAGCTAACTGAGCCAGCATAATCGCCTGTCGATGCTGTTACATCGCTCTTCTCTCGCTTGCCAGTTCCCCCAATAGATAGACCTCGGATTTCGCCCTTCTTAATCATTTCCCAAGCCCAAGGCTCCCAGATAATCCCTAGAAATGGCGTTCCCGCTGGGAAGGTGTATTCTCTGTCGCCTTCTGGATGCTTGATAGGTAGCGTTACGGGATAAGGCCATGTAGCACCCTCTACCCAGCGACCAGCAACGATGTCTAGGTTGTGCTGTAGTCGGATGTCTCTATCGTTGCGGGATAGGTATTTCCAAAACGCCTGTTGGACTTCTTCCTTGTCTGTCCACTCGCCGTGAGCATCGAGAGAATCAGGCACATACCAAGGGGAGAAGGTGTATCGCTTCTCCTCGTCGACAGCCTTGAAAACAATCGGCTTTTCATCATCGTTCCAGTTAGTCGAAGGAACATGAGATTGCGAAGCTGTTGGATTGCCCTTGTCCATGTCGGCTCTGCGGCAAACCATCTTTCCGTTCTCTAAGCCCATTTCCACATAATCGGCATCATCCTCATACAGCTCTAGGATTAGGTCGTATAGGTCGGGCATCTCCTTGAGGCGGTCTAGGGCTTCATTTATGCTCATCAGCTTTAGCATCTTGTTAGTCTCTCTTGTGTCTGTGGGGAAAGCCATTTGTTTTAGGGGTTCGACTTTTTGTTCGTATTCATCTTCCGAAAGCTCTACGCTCTCGTCTTTAGGGTTGTCTGCCAGCTCATACTCGGCAAACTCGTTTAGTTCTTTAGGCACGATAGCCTTGCCTTTAGTAACCCAGAAGCCTTTTAGAACAGTTCCGACTGGGGTGTTGTTTAGAAGCTTGTCGAGCTTTATCTTAATCATTTTCAGTTGGTCGTCCTGTCTGGGTTTCTATCGTGTAGGGAATGTTGTTGCGGTCCATTGTACCGAGTACGCTTGCGGATGGCGTTCCATAAAAGGTTACTCCAGCGATGTCGCTCAGATTTACTCCGCCATGTATCTGCGCCTCTGGGGCGTTCATCTTGCTATCAGTATAAAAGTTTCTGCCAGTAGCGGCACGATAAACTCCAGCCTCAGCCGACTCATACTTCCAAGGACGGCTTGCTGGGCTGGAAACTGGGTAGGGGGTCTCGAAGCCATTTAGCGAATCGCCTAGCGTGTAGGTTGTTCGCTCTTTGACCTCTGGCTTTAGTCGAATAACCGCTGGGTTCTTACCGCCATAGATGTCTAGGTATTCGTAATAGGGTTGCCCCTGTCCTAATAGCCCCGATACAGGTCTCGCCTCTACTGGCGTATTATTGTCATACCCGAACGCAACATTTTCATAAACTAATCTAACATCTTTATACTCATCATCGCTTCTACCAGACCTTGCTGGTCTATCCTGCTCATGGATAGTTTTTACTCGCTTCTGCGAGACAATTCTTTGGGCAGTAGCGGCTGAAACAATAATCTGCGGTTCACCCTGCTCCATAAACTCTTTCCAGTCTTTGTTAGCAGTATCTAGTGCCTCTTGCCTAGTCATGCTTACGCCAGAAATAGGAACGCCGTTTATCGTCTGCCCCTCTTGCGTTGTGAGCTTCATAAGCGTCCTATCGCCCTGCTCCTCATTGGCGGACTCTCCAGCGAACTGGCTGAAATGCTCTAGCTTAACTAGCGGATTATCATAGTTTCTAGGCTCGTAGGTGTCGCCCATCCTCGTTCCCTTGTAGGAGGTCAGATTTGCGGCTTCTTGCATTAGGAAATGCTCATTGACTTTTTCTTTGGCAGATAGAAACGCTGGGTCTTTTAGGGCGATGCTTCTGGCTTCATCAGCGGTAATGCTGGGATTGGCTTTTTCTGCTTTATCGTAGGCTTGTAAGAAGGCTTTATCGGCGGCGAGCTTTCGACTTGCTAACTCATCAGCTTCGCTTTTACTCCATCGTTTTCCGCCAACATCTATGCCCTTTGGAACTCCAGCTATAGCTCCAGCTCCAGCATGTCTCGATTGGTCATGTTCTCCAGCACGATGCTTTTCTACGCCATCATCGAAGATAATTCCAGCAAGGCTGGTGATTACAAAACGGCTCATAGAATCGGCTCCACGACATAAAGCGGTATTTCTCTTCCGCCATCATCAGTATAGCTAGTCGTATTTAGAATGCGAAACTTTGTATTGCGTGGGAGAATAACCTCTTGTTCGGCTAGTGCCGTAGCTGGGGCATCTGGATTTTTTGAAAGCCTAGCGGCGGTTGGGTCAAGAACTCTAGCCCCTTTTGGGATTTGGACTTGAAGCATTATTGGCTCAAAGCCGTATTCTCTAGTAAATCTTAAAGAGATGTCTAGGTTGTGCGATGTAGATACATAGCCTAAGTCAGTAAAGGTTTCCGCATACTTGAACTCGTCTATTGGTAGCGACATGCCTCGATAGGTAATAATCGGTTTTTCTAATGGTGGCGATTTAGAAATAACCGAATCCATGTTGTCTATGAAGCCGAGAGTTCTACTATCGGGTTGCTGATACCCTGGTATGTCTCTTAGGTATCCATTTACCTTATGATAATCCCCACTTCCGCCTGTATAGCTAACAATGGCATCTATTTCGGAGTTGGTTACGGATGAGCCGTATCGGTCTCTAAGAGAGTTAGTAAATTCGTACTGAGCATCAGCATCGTCTCCGACTTCAAGGAACTCGCCATCTTCTTCTGGTGGTGGAGTAAAGTCAGCATCAGCCTGTTGGGTATAAGGAGTTTCGGCTGTATCGGGTGGCATGATAACAACAGCGCAACGGCAGTTGGGGTGAGCTGGTGCCATCTTTACGCCCGCTGGAAACTCAGCGTTCCAAGCGATAATCATGCCATCGAGCGGCAAGCAGATTTCGCAAGCATCTGGCTCAGCTATCCACTCCTTCTTAGATAGCGGGTCTATCAGCCCTTCGCCAACAGCGGTTTCCCAACCGAAGTATCGCCCCTCCATAGCCGCAAAAGCGGTTTCTGTTCTAGCGATTGTCTTTGACCTACGGCGTATCATCTTGTCGGCGTAGCGTTGTGCCTTCTCTTCGGCTTTAGTTCTTGCCTTTAGCTCTTCCATGCCCTCTTCGAGATAGTTACGGAAGTTGCGTTCTCTGAAGTTATCGACTGCTCTAGCATCACGAGTTGTAAGCGGCAGGTTTGTGCGGATACGCCTAGCGAGCTGGTCTACTGTTAGGTTTCCTGCGGTAGCATCAGCAACCGTTTGGCGGATGGTGTTGCGAAGCTCTCTTGTAATCTCAGTTACGAGTTTGGCGGCTTCTCTCTCTGCCCATGCGACTGCTTTTGCATCTACGAGGTCAAAGGCATACTGCCCCTCGATACCGCCCATAGGTTTGAATACTTCGATGCCAGCTTTGGATGCCATGTCTGCAAGGATGCTTTTCAGCTCCCCGAAATCAGCCAGCGTTTCCCATTGAACCAGATTTAGAAACTGCTCGATGTTACCAAACTGTAATGCGTTCAACGCCTCTGGAGAGAGTGAGCGTTGCTGTGCTTTTAGGGCATCGAATACAGCCTTGACAGCTTTGCGTTCGGCGGATGTAAGCCCCTTCGGTAAGCTCCAAGGGTTCGTTGCCATTTAGACCTCTGGGATAGGTGGCATGTCTGCTTGGTCTCTTGCCCACGCCTCTAGGTCTGGGTCGTCCATTGTGAGGATGCCAGAATCGGCTAGTGTTCGTAGGTAAGGAGCCAGAGCCGTTAGGTCTGCCTTTGCAACTGAGCTGAAGGTTAGCTTTGGTGGGTATTCGCAAGACATACCGTTCAAGTATAGTAGCTTCTCGATAGCTTGCTTGTTAAAGACTTCGCAAATGCTCTTAGCGATGGACTCGACAATCATCTGCCAGCTCTCTAGCTTCTGAGAACCGAGTGCGAAAGAGCCAACCGAACCCTGCCCTAGCAGAACGAAGTCTGCCAGCATGGAGGTTGCAATCATCTTGTTGTAGCGGTCAATAATCGCTCCAGTATCGAAGGAGCGTGAGCCGCCTGAGCTGAGAAGCTCTAGGGTCAAAACCTTGTTGCCGTTCTCATCTGTGATGTGCGGAATAACTACACCCTCAGACTCGTTTCGCTTGATTTGGGTAACCATGTTTTGCACGGCTCGTAGGCTGGAGAGAGTAGCCTCATCGCTATCGGCGGCAAACCACTCTTGTGGAGCATAGACAACTGGCAAACCTGCTAGGTCACGCTCAATACCGATAGCCTCGATTTCCTGAATACGCTTCTTGTAATACCAAGAGGTGTAAGCCTTACGGAGCATGGAGATACCCTCTGGGTCGTTCTTCCATTCGCTAGTGCGGAAGAGAAGAGCCTTGTTAGCAGGGATGTAATGCATTCCTGTGGCGATGTCGGATTGCACCATGCCCTCAATCTCGCCATGCTTGCCGAAGTTCCACTCGAAGAAGCTGTCCTGCGAGCGGATTGCAAACTTTCTCCAACCGATTTTTCCATCTGCGAACTTGGAGTTATACATCGGGTTCTTGCTCTTGCCGCCACGAATCTTATAGACAACCTCATGCAGAGACCATCCATAAATCAGCATAGACAGGATGGAGCTGAGCGTTACATCCCAAGTATCCTCGGTATCGTTGAAAGCAGAGTCGATGAACTCATAAGCGAGCATCTCTTCTGGGGTAGCCTCTTCTGGCTTTTCGATTTTCCAATCGAGCCGCTGAAGCACTTCATTGAACGCTAAGAGGATGCCACCGACAATCGGGTCGTTATCCGACATCTCTCGATAAGCCTGTCGAGCCTTTATGCCTTGGAGTTGAGGTAGAAACTCCTCTAGAACGAAACCACCAGCTCTTCTAAGACCAGTAGCTCCAAGCTCTGTAAATCTAATTTTCTTCGTCATCTAGTCTTTCCCGTACCTCGTGAAATCCCTGCCCCATAGTTTCTACTACTAGGTAGAGAGCTTGGTCTTCCGAAAATCCTGCCTTGATAAACGCCTTGAACATTTCATTCAGGGCTATTGCCATCATCTCCATCGGAGTCAGCATCGACGAGGGGTCTATTTCAACCCCTTTGCCCGCTTCCTCGTCAGCCATTGTTTTAGTATAACTATCGGTGTGAGCGTGTTGTATCAACACTCCCACAGGCATAATCATACCATCTTTGGGCTAGGGCGTGTATGGCTGTAGTTGCTGGATGATAACCGCTTAGTCGGAATCAGCGACACGGGGGTTCGATTCCCTCCATGCCCACTAGAAAACTCGATAGGCTATTCTCATGTCCAAACTCCCCTCCTCCATCCGCATTGGAACTCAGGTATGGGAGATTATCGAAGCCGATGCCTCTAAGGACTCTGCTCTTTCGGAAGATGCGATGGGCTACACGATGGAGCGTTCTAATACCATCGTTATAGACAAGGCTCTTCCGCCTAGCCGCAAACGGCAGGTAGTTTTCCATGAGCTACTCCACGCTCTTCGCTTTACCTATGCAAATCCGATAACGCCAGTCAAGGGCGAAGTCGGCGATTGGGAGCATTATTTCATCGGTATCTACGAGGAAATGCTTTTGGTCGTATTCCGAGACAATCCAGCCCTCCTCAGCTATCTAACCAAAGACCTCTAGTCGAACAAATGTTCTAATCTCTGGCTCTTAGCCGCTAGGTTGGGCAAGGAGGGCAGAACCCCTCTCCGATAGCCTATCTATCCATCCAGATACTCTCGTGGCTCCTTAGAGCCTCCTGTGGCTCGATACTAGCTTATTCCCCAAGCGTTTCGCTGTGCGATGTTGATTGGAGCTACCGATGGGATGTTGCGTTTCATTGGCGGCTCATAGAACGCTAGTAGCAAGGCTTCTGCTCGGTCTGGGCTACCAACATTTCTAGCCCTCATGTGCTTCTTTGCTTCGATGGCTATGCGACCTCCAGAATCGGAGGAGTATGTCGGTGCAGAAAGCTGGGCTTGCGTTCTCTGGTCTATGTCTAGCCTTATCTGTTGAACGCCCGCATCATCAGGCTGTAGTAGCTGTCTGCCTGTCCACCATAGCTCAGCTCGTTGGCTTGTAAAGCGGATGGCATCGTGAGCACGCTCAGCAACATTGACTCCGATTATCTGAGCAGAATGCTTCTTCTCTTTGCCCCAGTTTAGGAGAGTGGAGACTATGCCCCAGCCTACGCCGATGGAGTCTATCTTTACCTTTACGGGGTCGGTGTAGCCACGCTCCTTATGAACCTTTTCGGCATCGAGAATGGACTGGAGAATAACCCCTGCTACATCTAGAGCGTTAGCGTTAGCAGAACCAGAAGAGCGATGCTTGATAGAACCGATTGCTCCATCAGCCCAAGCGATAACAAACTCATCACCGCCGCCAGAAGCGATGTCTACGCCTAGTCTGATTAGCCCCTCCTCAGCAAACTCGTTCTCTGCCGCTTTCTCAATCCAGCTCAGCGGGATGGTCTTGTTATTGACGGCTCTTGGGAACTTAGCTAGAACACGGGCTTCCACGAAGGCTGAATCTGAGCCGAACTCTCTTGTGACTTCCTCTACCCACTCTTTGTCTACGAGATGGGTCTTGACTTCATGTGGCGGCACCTGCGATGGGCATGAGCGGCACATCCCCGAATCCTCGCCTGTAAAGTTTGGAGTGTCATAAGCGGAGATTGGCACGACATTGTAGTTCGGGCTATTACAAGCTCTCTCGAACCATGAGCCTTCGTTATCTGTCGGAGGGTTTCCGAGAACTAGCATTCTGGTATGACCACCAGTCATTAGGGCTTCTAGTGCTGTTCCAACCATAGGGCTGATACCAGCCGCCTCATCAACAACGATTAGCAGGTGAGGTGCGTGGATACCCTGCACTACTGCCTCATCATGCTGTTGCCCAGAGAAGCCATAAGCGGCGATTTCTCGACCTATCCGCCACTCGGTAGTAAAGACCTCCCCTGGTAAGCCATGTCTATCCCATGTGCGTTGGATGTGCGACCAGAGAATAGTTCTGACCTGCCGATAGTTTGGAGCTGTAGTTACAACCTGAGCCGTACCGGGTGGGAATGAAGAAACCCACCATGCAACCGCTCTTGCGGCGATGTGGCTCTTACCGGGGGCGTGGCAAGCAGGAACGGCAGTTCTCTTATTATCACGAACAGATAACAGGATTTCCTTCTGCTTAGACCATAGGGTCTCACTCAGAGCCTCTTGCACAAAGGCAACGGGGTCTTCTTGATACTTAGTGAAGGGACTAACCTCAGAAACAAATTTCTGGAGGGCTATCCGCTCATCAGGGCTGAGCTTTGCAATTATGGATTTACGCTGGTCGCTCGGTAGCCTAAGCAGGTTCTCCAAGCTCATTATGTTCTCCCATTAGTGAAGCTATCTTAGCATTTAGGTCGTCTACCGATAGGGCTACCTCTACTGCCCCGCCGTTAGCACCAGTAACCTCATTGTAGCTTCTTCTTCCGTAAAGCTTAGGTGCAGTCCTCTCTAGAAACCATGCCGCCGCTTGCCAAGAGCCGTTCTGAGCGGCAGTCTGAATAAGCGTTATGTTTCTTAGCGTTGCTTCACTACGAGCCTTTTCTATTGCATCCCAGATTTCCCAGTAAGGCGTTTCTTCAGGGTTTGGAGCTTCTCCAGCTTGCAATCTATCCTCTTCTGCCCTACCTCGCTCAATCCAGCGATAGACGGAGGATGTTCCGATACCCGAATAGGCACAGGCGGTCTCTACATAAGCCCCATTTTTTAGGGATGCGATTAGAACCTTTACCCGCTCATCGTTTATGGTAGGGGCGTTTCTGCCAGCTTTCTTAGTCACTACTACGCCCAAACGCTATCGTTACTTAGGTATTCCCGCTCTAGCTCGAACTCTTCATGGCAGTAGGGGCAACTGATTTCGATTTTGCCTTTACTGCGGTTGTCGTTCTCTGCGGAAAACTCGTTCTCCTTCTTTTGCCCGATGGCATCAATCTGCTCTTGGGTAATTGGAGAAATGCCTGTGGCGTTCGAGAAGCCGAGGTCTAGCTTTATTTCTGGGAAGAAGGCTTCTGCCAGCTCTAGGCTCTCGAACTCTTTTAGCTCCAGCACTAGCTCGTTAGTCCATGTAGCGTATTCGCTAGTGCGGTTGTCAATAATGCGGTATTCCTTAGCCTTCTTAGGTGCCATGTCGGAGACGATTACCTCGACCTCCTCATAGCCCAGAAGCATTAAGGCTCGGTAGCGGGTGTGCCCAGCGATAATAACATTCTTTTTATCTACAAGAATAGGTTGCTGGTAGCCATACTGCTGAATGGACTTCTTGACCATCTCTACAGCCTCATCGTTCTGTCTGGGGTTTCTCCAGTATGGAACTAGGGTGCTGATTGGCACTTTCTTGGTGACGATACTAGACTGTTCGCTCATTGGGGTTTTCCTTTAGGTAGTCTTTCTTGATTTGTATTTGCTTGTCTGTTTCCCAGCTCTTGCCATACTCGGCATCTGCGAACAGCTTGCTAAATCCTGTTATGTGCTTCAACCGAACTAGCTCCTCAGCCTCTAATCCCAGCTCAGCTAGAATCTCGGTATCGGTAGCCCCGTTTTGAAGCATGTTAAATACTATCTGACCCATGCCCGCAACCGAGTGTTTGCCTCTTGCTCTGTTGTGTCGGACTGTAGCCGCCATGCGTTCGTTTATGTCTTTCTTTAGAACCACAATAGGCAGAAGCCCCTTATTCATGTCGTATAGGTCTTTGTTGGTTCGAAGAGTTGTGTAGCGGTGGAAGCCGTCTACAATCACATACTTGTTTATGCTTTCATCCCAGATAGTTACGACTGGTTGGGTGTAACCATCGTGGCTGATAGAGGTATAAAGCAGTTTCATCTCGTTCTTTGCTACCGAGTTAGGGTTGTAGTCGTTAGCTTGCACCTGCTCTACTGGCACCCAGATAACATTGTCAATCGGCTGGTCGGGATGCTCAGATAGTTCTTCGTGCATCCATGTTCTAAGAGCTACCAGCCAAGCAGTTTTATCTTCCTGCTCAGCGATAGCCTTTCGGATAGCCTCTTTTACTTCTTCTTGGATTTGGGGTCGAACCATGATTTGCCCTGTATCTTTCTTCTTATGTTGTAGTTCTGGGGTGCCCTTTCCCAGTTGTCAAGCTTTACCATGTCCTCATCGTTAGTAAGGATGGCGGAAATTTGAACTCTGCACATGTGCTCCTCTGAGACCTCGCCTAGATACATCTCGTCCATCTTCTTGAAGCGGTTGCGGAAACGCTCTCGGAACTTCTCGTTAGTTGTTATGTTCTCTAGTAGGTAATCCCTGTATTCAGTCCAGCTCTTGAACATGAAGGGCAGTTCTTTTACGAAGTAGTCGTTCTTACCAGCCTTGCCAGCGGTGTCTATGCCCGACATCCTTTGAGTAGCCCGCTCATAAGTCTCAGGCTCGATTTCCTGTAGATAAAAGATAGCGTGGATGGCGGCTTCGTGGTGATAGTTGCTAACTCTCATCTTGGTTACTGGAACGCCGTAGCGATACATGGAATCATAGTGAGAGTTGTATTTCCAGTCGCCCTCATGGATGGCTTTCCAAACATCTCGGTAAGACCAGTCGTAGATAGGGTGGAAAGTGTATTGGTCATACTTTCTGTTCGATACCTTGCCCCATGTAACCCATTTGTAGGTAGCGGCATTGGTAGCTCCAACGGCACGAGCGGGGTTTTCTTCTCCCCTAACTCCAGTTAGATAAGCGGCTTTCTGCTTTGGGTAAATCCAGTTGAGTAGGGCAGGGAACTGGTCGTAGAACCTATCAGCGTTCCATTGGTTATCTTTAATAGAGATTGGGTCTTTCTCTCTTACCCATTCTACGCCCTCACCCCAAGCCATAGTAAAATAATCATCGCCCTGAGTAGTTGCATTGACTAGATAGAACGGGGCTTGTATCCAGTAGGGCTTGACTTCTTCTCGATACATGATTTCTTTCATGTAATCGGCAGTTGCTTGGAACTCTAGCTCTTGGTCAAGCCATAGAACTGGTAACGGCAGTCTGTTCTTTTCTCTTGCGACCTCTAGTGCCAGCTCGAACACAACAGTAGAATCCTTGCCCCCAGACATGGAGACAATAACATTTTCGAACTCATCGAAGATGTAGCGGATGCGCTCTTTCGCCGCTTCACGAACATTCTGCTTCTTATAGACCTTCACAGGACTTTCCTTACTTTGGTAAGAGTGTTTAGCTTCTGCACTATTACCGCTCCTCTTCTAAGATACAGGTTCAAGCTCATGTCGGTACAGGTTGCCTCGATGGTTTTGATACTGGGCTTAGAGCGAACTATCCACTCTCTATAGTCAAACATTACACGCCACAAGCCGTTTTTGCGGTATTGGGGCAGGACATAATCGTTTTTGAAGATGGCTTTATGGCTGTAGAACTGAATGCCACAGAAGCCTAGTGTCTCGCCCTCAGCATTCCTGAGTATGTAGAAGGATGTGGTCTTGGTCTTGCCTAAGCTATCTGCCAGCTTCTCAGCGATAGCCTGTTGCCAATACTCTTGGAAATCCTCAGCTACGCAAGGAGACATGGTGAGCACCTGCTCTACCCCGTTTATCTTTGCTATGTATGCCTTAGTTCTCACTCTGGAAAGTCTTACTTACTCTCTTTGAGCTACGGCGGGGGTCAATCTGGCTCTTGCCAACTCGATGGTCTACTAGGTTCGGAACATGAATCCAATACTTTTCTTTGCGCTTCTTTAGGAAGTGCCCGACCATAGTGTCTAATCCTGTTGGATGCTTCTCTCGTTCCTCCCAGACTGGATAGAAGTTTAGGAGTAGCTTGCTGTACCCTGCTGGTAAATAAAAGCATTGCCCCATTAGGAAGTCTCCATCCCAGCGGCTTCCAACCTCTAGGTCTCCCTTTCTCATCGAGAAGAATTGAATAACCTTATCTGGCTGTTTAGCAATCTCGGCTTCGATTTTAGCCCTGAAATCTTTTGCGAGAACGGCATCCTCTTCCATGTGAATAACTGGGTCTGAGCCAGCCATCCTAAGAGCGTCCAGAAAAGTGGACATAGCGTTGCGTTTTTTATCCCAGCAAACCTCAGCATCAGGAAGGTTTTGGGTTAGATAATCAACATAGTGCTGTCTCTCTCGGACTGCACGAATAATAATGCGGGTCATTAGAACGGAGCCTCCCTTGAAAACTCTTCGATTGGGTCTTGCGAACCATAAGTCTGGTTTACATCCGCCCTGTTGATAATTTTTGTTATGTCAAGCGGGTAGCCCATTGTCCAATACTTTAGTCCGTCTATGGCAAAATACCAGTGGATTTTAGACCAGTAGCGTTCGGGGTATCCATACTTGCGGATGATTTCAACCGCTCTTACGAAATCCCTATCTTGCTCTTCTGTCCATTCGCCATCATCCCAGTTCCTAACGGTGTATTCGTGGGGAGCTGTTTTGGCATAAGACTTAGCAAACTTCCAGCGCACCGAGGCGATGTAGTTCCTCATGAACTCAACATCTTCGGGAGGGGTAGGTTTGTTCTTGGTCACCCGAACAGCTTATCACCTATTGCAGACAATTAGCGGATGTCGAGCATGTGTCCTGAACGAAGGGAGTAGCCGTTTTCTCTTTCGGTTTGTATCAGGGATGAGTTAGCACCGAGCTTCTTGCGTAGGCGATGGAGGATAACCCTGAAATGGGTAGGGTTATTTATCTCGTAACCTGCTTTGCTAAGAGCCTTTATGAGCTTCTCGTAACTAATCTGTTCGTTTGGTCTAGAGGCTAGGGTTGTGAAGATGGTTCTTTCTGGGGTAGTAAGGATGATTTCATTACCCTTATCAGTAGCCAGAATCTCGTTCTGCCAGATTAGCTTCTGGTCAGCATCCAGCTCAGCCCTAACTCCATGCTTCTGTGCAACCGCTAGGATGTCTGCCACAAATAGGTTCGGCTTATGGGCATCCCTAAAGCGCATTGTAAATTGGCTACTGCCCATCATTTATGTCTCCTCTAGTGGCTACTATTACAGCCCCGATAAAGAGAGTTAGCACCGCTCCTACAAAGAGCAATCCGCCCAATCCTAAAATTATCAGTAACGCTATCCACAACCAATCCATTATTTAGTTCTCCAAACTATTGAGTTTCTCCCACTACGGGTTTCCTGTACTATGCCAGTATCTACTACTAGCCCTTCTTTTACAAGCTTGCTTCTTAGTGTTCTTAGCCCCGAATCAGAAGCCCAAGGGCTGTCTATCAGATTGCGATAGGCAACAATCATTTGCTCATCGGTCATAGGCTTCCTGAGTACTGTTAGTATTGCTTCTTCCTTAGCGGGCTTATTGGTAACTGATTGTGCGGCGGCGTGGCTTGTCCACGGATAGTTCCTTGCCATTATCCATCCTTTCGTGTTATCCAGAGACCGAGCAAAGTTAGCCCAGCCCCAACTCCAGTTATCAGCAATAGGTTGCTCATCAGCATCGAGAAGCTAAGAGTTGCATTTCCTCCAGCTACAGCGATTATTGCCATTAGTATTTGGATAAGGGCTAGTGCGCCTGTTGCCTGTAGCATCCCAGCGATTACTCGCCCTCTACGATTTATTGCTCGTAGTCTCATCCATTCTCCCTTCCTCTAGGTATCTAAACTATAGCATCTGTTACGCTATGTTGCAAGCGTTTCGCTAATTTTATTTTCTATCCATTTGCCCAAGCATGAGCCACAAAAGCTAGGTGGTGAACTCTGTTCTTTTCCTCTTGCCGTAAGCAGTTGGGTAAAGATAAAGACATGTCCGTTTTCGCAGGTCAGCTCGTTACGGCGTTTTTTAGAAGGGGGCATCAGCTAGGGCTTCTGGTCTAGCCTCTACTGTCTTGCTTGCCCTGCTCAGTCCGAGACCTAGTTCTACGATGTCCAGCTCGAAGTTTGTTTTCTTCTCGCCATCTTTTTCGTAAGACTTGGCTACCAGCTTTCCCTGAGCGATAACAAGCGAACCCTTACGAACTGTAAGAGCGATGTTCTCAGCTAGGGTTCTCCATGCTGTTCCTCGAATAAACATGGTTTCGCCATCAACATAACCGCCTGTGTTTTTATCCCAGCGGCTAGGGGTGGAAGCGATTGTTAGGTTGATTAGGGCGTTGTCGCCATTTACTCTCTTTAGTTCTGGCTCATAAGTTACATAGCCGACTATGGTTACTAGGGTTTCGTTAGGCATTGTTTCTCTTTTCTTTTCTATTTAGGTTGTTATCTATGTAGAACCATCTTGCACCCATCTTGACTGGGGCTTGTTCGGGGTCTATCGGAGGCTTGGCATTTCTGTTTAGCTTCCATCCATTAGCCCTTCCAATCTCAGCCTTTTCAGGATTTGACTCTAGTTCTATGTTACAGGATAAACACATGGTTATCAAGAAAGCTGGAGCATCGAACTTTTTTGAGCCGCCCATCCCCTTGGAAACTCGATGTTGAATTGTTAGGTCATTAGCAGTAAGACAAGCAACGCATCGGTATCCATCTCTAGCGAAGATAGCTTCCCGAAGAGCGGGGCTTACTGATTTAGCCATTCTGTTTTTCTAAGCCCTTTACTATGCCATCAGCTATTTCCAGCATTGAATCTATGGCGGCTACTCCACCTAGAAGCCTTGCTTTCTCATCAGCTTTTAGCTTTTCTCTTTCGGAGACGGCGGTTACTAGAACTCGATACTCATGGAGCTGGTCGGTTACTAGCTTTATGCCCTGTAATCTGCCCTCTTGCAATCCCTGTCGATAGGTTCGTTTTGGCTCAGTCATCTTCTCCCGCTTTTATTTTTAGCAAAACTAAACATAACAATAGGGTATTTATTATTGTTAGGATTGCGATGTACTCAATCATTTCTTTTTATCCAGCTAATCGTTTTATCTAGCCCAGCTTTGATTGCGGGCTTGATTACGAAATACCAATAGTTTAGATAGATGTGTTTTTGGATTAGGTAGTAGCTTCTGAGCGTTGGTCGTTGCTGTTTATGTCTGCCCATCATGCACCTACGGAGTGTATCCAGAAGCGGCTGAAATCTTAGCCTCTTCCCGCTCTGTTGCCACCTCTGAGCGGATAGCTTCGAACTTAGCTCTAGCAACATCTATGTTCTTTTTTATGCTCTCAACGACAGCCTCAGCGACTAGCTTGTCCATGTACATGCCGCTGATTTCCTCGTCAGCATGAGCCAGCATTTCGGCAAAGGCTACTGAGATTTTAGGGTCGAGAACTCGTTGCTTGACTACATACCTAGCGAACTCTCGCTCGTATTTTCCTTTAGCTTGCGCTTCGGCATGAAGAGCTGGTGCATACTCCTCTCGTGAGAGCTTGCCCCAATCCTCTACATGCTTATTTAGATTTCTCTGGGCTTCCATCAGTTTCCTCCATTAGCATTCCGATTGCACCATCTTCGACTTCGGCATCTTGGATAACCTCAGCGGTAGGAGCAACATTTTCTAGGGTCATGGCATAGTCCTGTAGTTTTTTACTTAGGTTCTGGGTCATTTCTCCGTGGTCACGGATACGGGTATACAGCTCTCGGAGGTCTGCTTTGTTGGTAATCTTTTGCATTTCCTCTAGCCAGTCCACTCCTTTTACTGCTGAGCTTTTTGTGGACTCTAGGGTTTTGTTCCCCTTAGCGTTTGCCTGTTCCATCTCTTCGGGAACATAAAGCCCCGATAGCTCCATCGGAAACGCTTTTCTTAGTGCCAGCATTTCGGCGCACTTGCCTAGCATGTGGCTACCTAGATTAGTTGCCCATAGTCCTGTTAGCTTGCCCTCTTTGTTTTTCGGAGCGAAGCCATCCCAAGTCGCAACGGCGTATAGGGTCTCTCGGAAACCCTTGCGATTTACTCCAGCTCTTGCGGCTTTTGGCGGAGTATCTTCCAGCCAGACATCAACCCACTCCTTGCCATCAGCAGTCCATTGGATAGGGGTCTGACCCTCATAGTCTCCAGAACGCTGAGCTACTAGCCTTGCTCCATCAATAGATACCTGAATTGTGTATCTGCCGCCTCTTTCGATGCAGTAGATTTGTCGAGCGATAGGGTCAAGCTGGGTTCTTTGAACTGTCTGGGCGAACGCCTCGATTACAGGTCTCGGAGCTGGATACAGTTGGTTGCCTTGTTTCTTGACTAATCCAGCGAACTCCATAAGAGCCATCTGTGAATCAGTCCAGTCGCCTACATCGCCAGTCATAGGCAGTTTTGCTACATCTGACATTAGATTATTCCTTCCTTTTGCTTATCTAGTTCGAGTAGAAACTGGTTAGCTAACTGGACTAACCGCTCTATCTCTTTATCGTCTCGTTCTATCAGCATGGACTCTGGCTCCAGTCCGATAGGCACGAATTGTCTGTGTTGCTCCCATACGAGGAGGTTCTCTTGGGCATCCATGATTAGCATTTCCCATTGAACCTGCCGTAGATAGTTTGGCGGGATTTCATCCCAGCCCTTGCTCGTAGTTTTGACTTGGCAGAGCCTTAGCTTGCCATCCACGATTTTGTATCCATCGGGAGTTGCCATAAATCTTGGGTTTTGGGATGCCCTAAATAGCGTTGTGTTTTGTTCGTAACCAGCCCATTGGAGCAAATAGGGTTCTCGTTCGATGCCCCACTCAGTCCAAACATTTCCTTTGAAAGTGTTATTTAGTTTTTTATAGACAAGCTTCGATAGGTCTATGCCCTCTTCAAAGTTAGCTACATCGCTTGCGGTTACTCCGCTCATTCGAGCATCCATCCACGCCTCATGGTCGCTAGAGTCTGCAACTTTTCTGAGCTGGATAGTTTCTAGGTTATTCATTCCGCTCCTTCCAGAGATAAACATAGCACAATGTTACGACATTTATCTAGCGGGTCGAAAAAATTATTTGGATAAAAGGATACCCCCGCAGTCAATCCCTAGAAAACCTGCGGGGGTACTGGCATCATCGCCATCAGCGGGTGGATGGATGGAAGGAAGGAACCCGCTTACCTGATACTATAACATCCTTTTACGCTCTAATGCAGTCTTACCGCCCCAGACTCCATACTTGGTTTTAAGGATGATTGCTGTTGAGAGACACTCCTTTAGAATTGGACACTCAGGTCTAACCTTTTTATTGTATTCATTTAATCCCAAACAACCCTGTTTTG